AGCCGGGGTGCTACGGAGAGCACTTTTAGCTTCAGAAAAAGAAGTAATGAGAACAGAATCACCAAGTGATTCCGGCCCTTTATTCCTCCAACTCTTTGGTACCCTTTTAACGAGGTCCCGCCATGTTGGTCTGAATCGTGGATCACAATAAAAATCACCTGACACTCTTTTGGAGTAAAGGCGAAGCTTATTTGCGATCTGGAGAGCATAAGGAATGCTTCCATTAGCGTCATTAACATCTTTATAGTCAATGACGTCACGATCTAAAAAGAACGGGCGGACATTCTGGCCTTGAAACCAGTCTGTACCACAGGATTCGAAGAAGCTCCCGTCCAGGAAGCTCTTCGTACCGTTAACGCTAAAACCAAGCCGGTTTAGCATTTTAATTAACCCATCAGCATAAGCCTGAGGAACAATAAGATCATCACCATAAACGGCGATGTCGTTCCACTCACTGCAAGGAACGCAGGAGTAAGCTATAGCTGCAAACAACATCGATTCGAGCTCGAAAGTGTAACCATTCCCCATAGATGAAAACTTTGCATTTGCATGCTTAGTTCCATCGGGTAAGGTTGTAGTTTCCGAACGACAAATCGAGAGGAGGTTAAACCATTCCCAAGGCAATAACGCCTTGACCAACTCATAAGAAATAGAGTCAGAAGCTGCGGATAGATCTATCGTAGCTAACCTTCGTGAGAAGGCTAACCTTGACAAGGTCTGGTTCCGTTGCTGAGATTGGAGGTTAATCCCCAACTTCGACTTTAACTTTTCGCGTATTGTACGTCCAATCCCCAGCTGTAAAAAGCTGTTTAAGGTTGGTTCGATACATATACCGCGGCGAGTTGTGGCCGATTTTGGAACGGTTGTGAAAGTATTACCATCTACTATTCGACCGGCAGGAAGGCTATTATACCACCCTGTATCTCCGATCAAGCTTTTGTAGTAAGGCAACATTTCTATGGTTAAGTCCATACCGAGCCGGAACTTGTCCGACTTAATACTTCCCTTACCACGTATACACGTAGTAGCACCAGGGCCAAATCGGCAGCGTTCCCAAACAGAAGTTAGGGTCCGCTTTGATAAGGGTCCTAGGATTGTTCGTACTATCTCTTTAACATCGAGATACTCCGATAGATGGATGGAACCATCTAGAAAAGAAAGATTAATCTTTTCACAACCGGCCTCAGACTTAATGAAAGTATCTAAGGCCTTAGCTTCAGTATCGATCCCAGATGGGATTAACTGACTTTTGCGAAGTAGCGACATGCAGAGATAATCGTCTTGAAAAGACTTCTTATCAACGTAGTCGTTAGGATTGATCACTTGATTGATGATCTGGTCCCACTCCCCAGCTTGAATTAACAAGTATATGGAGAGTGCTTTAGGCGTATTAATAGCCTTGCAAATACTAAGTGTGGTGGTCAACTCCAGACGAAAGTCGTCTATTGGAGGGATGTGTGGACGTTGAGTCGTTAACATAGTAAGTATCCTTTGAGGATAAAATCCCGAGCAGAGTGCTCAGTAGAATGAACAGAGCGACCTTTATAAAAGATCGCGTTGAAGGTGAAGAAAAACGTAAATTAATACGCAGGCTTATTTTACCAAGCCACTTCATTATCTTCAACGTACCCTTTAAATAGGGCATCCGCTACCGCTGAGCCGACTAAGGCACAGTGGCGTTGCTTTTCAGCAAGCGTCATTCCAGGTGGGATTACCGATTTGACAGTAGTCATCGGTTTACTAGCTATTGAAACAATTCCATCGATAGTTTGCTCGATAGGTGTTACTAGTTTTAGATTTACATGACGAGAGTCACGTTGCTTACTTGAAGGACTCATAGAGTACTCCAAGGTATCGGCACCTTCATCAATCGTAGCATCGTCAGTGTTGTTAAACAACTGGCTCTGCGCAGATATACGATGAGGGTTAAACGTTACGTTAGCAGCGAGGTCATCGACCAATGTAATTGTATTAGCACTGGGCATAATAATCTCCTTAGGAGGTTGAATACGGAAAACGCCGTACACGGGGTTGGCATGTTGCCTATTTTCTGAACACTGTAAACAACGCGAGTGCGGTGATTACTTTCGTCCAGGATAATGAAGGTTCCCATCTTGGATATTCGTATCCAAGCCAGGATGTTACATAACGTTGGTGGCTAGAGTATTGAATACTCGGGCTACTTTCGAAAGTGTAATCAGGAAACTCAGAGTCGATAAATTCGACTGCTTTCATTTCCTCCTTCTCCGTAACTATCACTTTCATCCATTCGACATCCCTTAACGCATCAAGCGCTGAGAGGGTGTCCCCAATATTGAGGAACCAATCGATAACGAAGGATAAACGCGTGCCATTCCAGGCATTCTCGAACAAATTCCCAACGACAAAATCGCTGGGATTTGGTATAAACTTAACATAAGCAACTGCTACGACGGATTTCTCCACGTAACCGTTAAGTAGTTCAGGTCCATACATAACGAGATCAAGTTTTTCGCTGTTTTTAACTGCATATCTTTTATGGATTAGCTGACTTTTTGCAAAGTTCAACTTCTCCGCAGTTTTAACAACATCAGATACTAAGGGTCGTATGCCATATTGAATCATAAGCCAATGTTCAGCAAGTTCCTTTCGGGACGGAGCTGATCCGATAAACTCTTTAAAAGAGCGGTTCGAAAGGTGTTTTCTCCAGAACGAAGAGTTCTGAGGAGGAACACCCTTATAGCCTGATTTCTTAAGCATAACGATTTCCTTAACAACTGAAGCGATTCTCTTACTCAAGTCTGCGAACATATTGCATGTTTCACTATACTCAAGCAGATTCTCACCAAGGTTTACCGCGTTCTCTTTTATTTTGAGACGCATTTCGGTTTGCCATTGCGGCGTATCGAGGTAAATGGGTGTAGTCGTTACGGGACCTACAGTAATGGCAACGTACTGATCAAAGTACGTAGTAGTCCAGCGGGGAACCGCCCACTTGCCATTATCCTTGTTACAAGTGCCTTCAGTATGTTGAACGCCAATTGCCCTACGGGTAACTAGCGTCGACTGCTTAGACTGACTTGTCGCAAAGAACCAAAGAGGATATAACTCCGAAACCGGAGGATAATCTCTAGTCTCTTCAAGGTTGTTCACAATTGTAGCACGCTCCATCTCAACAGATGTAGTGTAAAACAATTCTGGACCCCAGCACGGATTCTCTGCACGAAACCAAGTAATTATGTTTTCGTGTTTAGTTTCAATGGTGGTTTCTTGAACTGACATGACTATCTCCTCTCTCTTTAGTGAAATAACAGTAACTAAAGCTTAGCTACGGCTAAAATGTCTACATGGTAGACAGAAA